CTCCTATGCAATGTGTATATTATACAACATACACAAAGGAGTGTCAATAGGTGTGTTGTTATTTTGCAACACAAATATTAATCAAAATGTCTAGCTTTTCTTCTAGTTGGTTTTTGGTAATCTTCATAACCTCGGAAATAATCATCATCTTCAAAGTATGATTTTTTGCGAGGTGCTTTTTGTTGATTCCTTTTCTTTTTTCTAGTTTCGAAAGTATATTCATCTTCGTAATCGTAATCACGAAACTTTCCAGAAAATTTAGACACTTTAATTAAACTCCTTGTTGGATAATATCAAAAGTTGTGAAGGTTACACCACGAATTCTGGATTCTGGCATATTGTGCATGTCCATTTCGGACACAAATGTGATGATTGATGCTGGGTAGCACATTTTGACTAATTTCAAAAGGTTGCATGATGTTCCATCGAGGTCATTAAATGCGAAAGTTTCATCCACGAACGGGAAACTGCTAATGACTTCTTTTCGTTGTTCATAATTATTGTTAAAACTGCCATAACGTAAATGCATAAAAGCGTCTGAATGAATTCCTACGATGAGTAAATCACATTTCGATTTACACGTTTTTAATAATTTAAAATCATTATATGTTAAAGGATCAAATTCACCAGATACGACAATTATACTTTCTTTTTTTGTCATGGCAACATATTTGGAAATGCCTCTTTTACAAATTTGTAATCTAGTCCCTTTACACCTAAATCTTTTTGGAAAATACCTAAAATGATTTCTGCTTCTCTAGGTTCTAGTGATTCTAACAATTGAACTAATAATTCCTTTCGGCGTTGTTCTGTTAATTTCTCCGCTGTTGGATTACCAACCTGAAACATATAAAGTTTACGAAGCTGCCTGTTTAACGTATCGTGTGTAATTCCAGGTAATACGTCCGTAGGAACTTTATAATCTTCAGGTAAATGTTTTACTTTCCACTCAAAGTTTGGATGAAATGTCAATTTTAATACATCAACGAGTAATTGTGAAAGATTCCTCCCAATTACATCCATTCTTTCTTTTTTATTTTTCGACATTTCAAATTCATCGAAAACTTCATACAAAGGTCTCATTAAAATTCCTCAATAACTTCCATTAGGTTTTTAAGTTTGTGTTCAATCAAATAATTTAAGATTTTACCTTTTGGTGCAGGTTTAGTTTCTTCATAAGTATTTATGACTTTGTCCTTTATATCACCTGGTATATTTCTTAGGTCAATGAGTGTCTGGTTACGAGAAAAACCGATACGTGCGTTTTCATCGTCATAATCACCATATTCTTGTGACATGAATTTGGTAAGTTTTGTTTCTGTCATAACCTTTTGACGAATTTCACGCACAAAGGTGTCACTAGGTGAGAGAATGTTTGGAATACCATCACCCTTATCACCTTGAATGATTTTTTGTTTTAGTTCTTGCAATGGATTGCTAGACACCACAAATTTCTTTTGGGCAGGATTATACTGTTTGATGGTATACTCACTACGACCATTATACATTTGCAATTGCAAGAAATCTCCATCACTGGAAATAATCAACACATTTTCGTGCATGACATGGCGTGGTGCCAGTGTGCCGATAATATCATCAGCCTCAGCACCCTCAACATCAATAACTTTGTATGGGAAACTTTCACGCAATTCTTGTTTGAATTTGGAAAGCATATCAAAAATTAGATGCCAGTCCAAATCAGACTTCTCACGTGCTTTTTTTGCGGTGCGCCTTGTAGAAAGGAAAGAACTCCTTGCGCCAATATTTGCGGTTGTCAGCACACAACACCACTTCACCATATTCTTCACGGAAGTTCTTCAGGTGTGTCCTGATAATATTGAGAATCATGTGCCTAATGAGGCCTTCTTCAAGTTTGATTCCTTTTTGACTGGCAATTTGAGCCATCAGTCCGGACAACAATACTTGGTTTAAATCAACGAGAATCATAATAAACTTTCAGTTTCTAATGCTTATATTTTACATCAATTCTTTGAATTTGGCAATAGCATCTTCTAGGAAAATATTTGAAGTGGTTGTCTTTTTTGCAACAACACCATAAAAACCACATGGTATCAAGGTTGATATGTATTCTCTAGGATCCGAGAAAATGGCATCAAACGTGTCCAGGTTTTCAACAGCACCGGTTTCTTCGTTGCATTTAAACAACAAAATGTGCCACCAAGGACCGATTGCATTACCTTCTAACACTTCACCTGGATTTTTATATTTGTTGGCAACAATTCGTATTTCATCTTCATCATCTTGCGGTAAGAAAAACAAAGCATCAAAACCTTCAATATCTTCTAGGTATCCTAACATTACAGTCCTTTAATGTGTGAGTCTCTTACCCTCACCATAATCCATGTGTTATAATAATCATCACTCTCTAATACTCGCCTTGTGAATTGTTCTCTGGCTTCAAGATATCCTGCGGTGCCTTTGGACAAACACAAGTGTAGTATTTCTCTAGTGAAGTTTTCTCGTCCATGCATTATAACATCTTTTTTCAATTCCTCATTGCTACCATAGTAAGTTTGCCAGTCCGAGGAAACCTTGAACTTCTTTTTCTTACCTTTTACCTGTTTTGTCTTTGAGGAATAAAAAAACTTTTTACCAATGTATTTCTTATTGTTTACATTGTTTGTTATGAGATACACAAAACCATAATTATCACCAATCAAATCCTCTGTAAAAATTTTATTGTTATAAATCCAATTTAATTGTTCCATTCATCATCTTCATTGAGTTCATCATCCTCTATATATTCTTCTTCGGATAATGTATCAATGGGTTCACCACAAAACGGGCAAAACTCTGGCAATTCATCTGATACTAGTTGTTCCATAAAAATCACATCATAACTAGATTCACAATTGCTGCACTCGGCTGTTATAGTTCTTGTTGTCATATTTTTTTCTTAATGAGCCCACACATCACCCCAATCTCCAGATAATGCACCTTTTGCGTAATCGGTTGCACGATTCTCAAAGAAGTTGGTGTGTGTTGGAGCATTAATCATCTCCTCTACCCACGGAAGTGGATTACGTTTAACTTTAAAAATACCCTTCATACCAAGACCAATCAATCGGCGGTCGGCAATGTAACGAATGTATTTCTTAACTTCTTCCTTTGTTAAGCCTTCCATATCAGTTACACCAAATGCTAAGTCGATAAACCTATCTTCTAGTTCAACCATTCTCTCTGCAATCGTGTAGATGCTTGATTTTAATTCATCGTTCCAGATTTCAGGGTTCTCGTTTATATATGTTTTAAACAATTTCATCATATTCTCAGCGTGCATCGTTTCATCAACGATAGACCAAGTAACGATTTGTCCCATACCCTTCATCTTACCACGCCTTGGGAAATTCAACAACATAATAAAAGATGAGAACAACTGCATACCTTCAGTAAATGCACTGAACACGGCGATATGGCGTGCAGTATTCTCTTTTGTGCTATTTTGACCTGCAATGTCCAACACGTAATCGTGTTTGTCTTTCATTTCTTGGTATGCCAAAAATTCACTATATGTTGTTTCTGGTAAACCAAGTGTTTCGATTAGATGGCTATAAGCAGCAACGTGTAGTGCTTCTCTTGCAGCAAAACCCAACAACATCATACGAACTTCTGGTTGTGGAAAATATGGAAGATAGTTCTTCACATAACCACCAGCAACGTCAACATCACCTTGTGTAAAGAAACGGAAGATGTGTGTTAAGAATTGTTTTTCTTCTTTGGTTAATTTCTTTTTCCAATCTTTAACATCTTCCAACATCGGAA